GTTGCTCTTCTATAGCTTCTTTGTACTTACGTCTATTATGTTTCTTAGTTCTGAAGCTTACTTCCGTGTAATTCTTAGAATCTGATTCTTCATAATATACTTTAGTACCATCTGAGAATGTAACAAATGGGTTTTGTTTACCTGCTTCTACATTGAAAGCTGGTATAATGAAATCAGTCTTGTAATTGTAGCAATTACATTTAAATCTCATTCCGTTGTAGACAGTTTCTATAGTATAGAAATCAACGCCGGTAGACAATGCTGCTTTAGCACCTAAGCCAAATGCACCAAAGTTCTCTGATGTGTTACGCTTAGTAGAATACCCTAGCTCTAGGACACCTTCTAGTCTGCGTGCACCAATACCTACGCCGTAATCCATTACTGAAAATGTATCACAATAGCCTACACCTTCACTTTCAGTATAAGTAAGATCTATCTTATTCTTATGCTTGTCTAGATGTAAAACATTGTAGTACTCTGCATTAAAGTTACTGTCTTCGTACTGTGCGCCTGAGCGCGTAATGTAATAGTCTTCTGCTTTCTTCTCTCCACTTAGTATTTCTAATGCTATTTCTTTCTCCCTCTGTGAATCACAAGCATTAGTTGTGAGCTCGCGGATGGTACTCGAAATTGGCATAGAATACTGCGTTGATTGCAGAATGTCAAAGACCATTCTCTTTGCCCCTTCGTTGATCTTTTTCTCGATCCCTTTAGAGCCTTTAATCTGTGTGTCAATGGTTTTTATACTCATCTTAATTTGTTATTTAATAAATTAACATACTTTTGTTGATATTCTGATAGATAGGTTTTAGGTATAGGTAATACTTTTAATTCAGCATAGTTAGTTGTCCAAGATATAGCGCCAGGAAACCATTTATTTTCTCCTGCTCTAATCTTATCAAAATACTCTTTCATACCGGATTTTGATAATGTAAATTCAGGTATTGTATAATACCAAGCTTTACGATCTTGACCATCTTCTGATGTATAACCGTTACCATCCCATCCCCAAAATATAGCAAAAGAAAAGCCGTTGTGTTGAACAACGGCTATTATGTCTCCTCGTTGGAGAGCATTTACTTTCTCATGTCTTGTCATAATTGTTGTACTAATTCTAAAACTTCTATACATTGTTGCCTATTTCTAGGCATAAATAGAACGTACGTCAGGCTATTCTCTTTCAGATGTTTTTTAAACAACTTCCATCTCAAAGGGAATGACTCGTTAGCGTATCCTTTTGTCTCGATTATCCATTTACCATTAGGATCAACAAAATCAGGAGTATATGTAATAGGTCGTATTTTACTACCTTTATTACACAACTTAGCTTTTGTTCCTTCATAACATGCTTGTGGATATACCATTCCAGGGAATACAGTAAATGTATGTTTTTCGTAATCAACTTTAATCTTATTGTCGTCTAGCATTTTATACATATGCTTTTCTAAAAGAGATTGAAATTGAATTCCTTTATATACATTTTTCTTAGCGCTTACTTTAACTTTACCTTTCTTCTTATAACCCATTTGCTACAATATTAGTTTGGAAATTACCTTCATACCCTCTGTCTTTACTCCATATATGGGCCTGACCTACACGCTTGGTGCCAACATAAGCTTTATTCTTATGCCATTCGTCATTACCACATATAGATGGAATAAACCTGACTTTAGTTCCCATAAACTCATTAAGCATCTCTTTATGATAATGCCCTAAATGTGCTTCTCGGAATGTAGTCTGGCTCCACATGATTGGTTGCTCTGTAGCCATAAGTAAAGGGATTTTATCCGCTTTAACTTTATCGCCATGGAAATGCAATATCATGTTTGTTCCATACTGATAGTATTTACGTTCTTCTAAACTATTATCTACTGTAATATTTGGATTGTTTGAAAACTTAGCTTCAAGCAGGTCACCTACATAGAACATACGTTCATAGTCATGGTTACCTTGCACTATAATCACATCTACTGGTGCGTATTGTGAAAGATACGTAATTGCATACTCCATTAACTGCCAATAACCACGGAAAGACTCTCGCCATCCCATGTAATCATCTTGCGGCGTTCCTGCAGTAGTTGTTTTACGTAATCCTTCAGAATTCATACCGTCGTTACCAATTGGAAGTAATATTCTGTCTATATGTAATCCTCCTGCTTTAGATATGAGGTTTACTAGGACTTTCATATAGTCATCTATTAACTTCTGTGGGCCTTCCCCTGATACTTTACCATAATGTATATCCGGTAATGATATTTCTAACATTACTGGATCTTCTAGAAAAGCGTATTTTATTGCATCAACTTTAGGGGCATCTTCTTTAACTAGATCTATGAATTCTTGTTTCATATTTCCAAATTCATGCCACTGATTTTGAGTTACAACAGAATATCTTTGGTCACCATTAGCCGCTTGCCAAAACTTAACAGATTTTACATCTGCCATAGTAAGGCCATTTGACTCTAAGTGTTCTTTAAATTCTGGGGCGTGCACATTATCGTTAGAATTAACGCCTAGTGCTTCTCGACGTGCAGCGTGTGCTACTGTTTCTGGTACTTCAAATTTCTCTGCTAACCAGGCTGATCCTTTTTTCAAATAGCCTGTACGTTCTCTTAAAAATTCAACTATCTCCTCTTTGTTCATCAATTATCTGATTTAGTATAGCTATGTTTGTATTCTTAACTAGGTCAGATGGATCTTTCGATTCATACTCACTAGGAATACACACATTTATTAGGCCATACTTCATACAGATCTTGTTGCCCATCATCTGTCCTGGATTGGTAGCTTTATCATAATCATTATCATAAAGAACCAAGATTTTTGCAAATCTTTCCTTAAGACTCTCTATTACTTTTTCTGCTGGTATTTGCATCTCGCTTTGCATAGCAATTGCGGGATACCCTGCAGAATATAGAGTCATGATGTCTTTTAACGAAGATGTTAGAATAACTAAATTACCTTGTTCAGGCAATTGATTCCAACCTTGAGTGTCTACTGCTTTAACATTGCTTGTCCATTTGCGCTCTGTTTCTTCTGGTGCGTAGATTTTAAATCTTTGACCAAACTTATATGCGTAAGTGATTGTTTTACAGCTAAATCTATGTTCGTTGACCCAATAATAATCTATAGGTTCGACGCCAAATTTAACTAAAATATCTTTACTTATATAATATTTAGACCAAAACTTTGCATCGTCCTTATTCCATTTACGACGTTTCTTACGTATAAGTGTAAGTTTTTCTACGAGATCAGGTTGTTTTCGTTTAACACCCTGAGCTCCCATAGAAAATAATCCGTCGTCTTTAGTATAAGAAAGACCTAAAGCAAAATCTCTGTCTACCATACGTAGCGCAGTTATCCAATCACAATTAAATGATGCTTGGATATATCTGAAGCAGTTAAAGGTATGTTCTGGATGACCGTGGTCCTTGTATAATAAGGCGTTCTTCCATACATATATAGCAGCGGTTGGAGTATTGTCTTCACGTAACTCGCTACAGAACTTTTTGTTAAGCTCTTTAAACCCTCTGATATAATACCTGAAAATGTCATACTCAGTAATTTTACTAAGTATGACATCTGTGTGTAGGTAATCATCACTACTTCGAACAGCAATCATTAGAACGGTGACTCGTCGTCTGTACTGTTTAAAGGCTTATCAGGCATAGTCCAATCTTCATCCTCTTTCGAGTCAGGAGTAACCAAGTTAATGGTTGGATTATGCGTACCCCATGCTAAGTCAGCGTTAAAGTCAGCGTTGAATGATCCATAGTCGTCGTTTAAGTTACGAACAAAGAAATCATCACGTTGAGGTTTAACACGACCAAAGTGCTTAGTGTATACAGTTTGGTACTTGTCATCTTTAACACCTACCAATACACGTACTTGATTGTCTTTCAACACGCTAACAAGCGCTTTGATCTCTGATACGTCACCGTTAGAGATTTTCTTACCTGTTTCAAAGCTTACGTCATCGCCGTTGGCTACGTTAGCCCACGCTTTAACAAAGTTGATAAGAGTTTCTTCACCAACAAAAGCATGTCTCTCACCGGTAGCTTTCCACCAGTCAAATGTAGGTTTCCCTTCTGACCATGTAGTTTGACCAATAGCATTAATGTACTGGTTCTTACCATTTTGAGATACACGAGCTTTTGGTTGTACCAATACCTCTAGTTTAACTTTAGTATCTTCATTACCCAACCAGAACACTACTTTGTTGTATTCTTGATCACTGAAGGCTACTTCATAATTTGGCTCACTCTTAACTTTAATGTCAAGGGCGTGTAATTCAGCCATTGTAGGGTTAACTGCGATAACGTTTACGTTAGTTAATCCTGAGTATAGTTTCATCCCTGAACCTACTACTTCTTGCGTACTTGCGTTTGATTTAATTGCCATAATTAAAATTCTTCTTCTTCGTTATTAATTTCATTTAATTGATCTTGAGCGTCCATTTCTTGACGTCCTTGGATTTCTTCTTCCCAAGCTTGTCCTTGCATTTGCTCTTGTTGTTCGTCAGTATACACTTCAGTGTCTTCAATAGCATCCTTAGTTCTTAAGTCTAAGTTTTCTTTGTAGTCATCTGTAATAGTATTTACTGTACCCATAACTTCTTCGATAACCCCTTCTACTGTAGTTTGATTAGGGTTAGCAGTAGAAGTAGTGTCGTCAACAAAGTTAAAAGACATTTTACGCTTCTTCTTAGCTTTCTTGCCTTTTAATACTGGGTGCTTAAACATTTCTGTTAATTCCCATCCTTCTAAGCTATACTTAGCTTGGATCCCTTTGCGGTCAATCCCATTGTCTAGATCGTTTAAGATCATAGTCGTTGTAATGGTTTGCGGAGTCGGTTGTGACTCAACGCTTGCTTCTGTGTGTTGATTGGTTTCAATCATTTGTGTTAAATTTTTAACAGTTAATCAATAAAAATCTTTGACCATTCCATGGGCATGGTCTTACCCTTTAAGTGATCGCATCGACTGCCGGCTACTACATCTCCTAGTGAGTCAAATGATACCATAGTAACATCGTCTTCTCTATAGATATAGCCTACTGCGTCAGCGTTTGCGCATGTAATTTGCTTAATCTTACCTGTAAGGTCGAGGTCTTTCACAGCCACTTCCTTACCTTTCTTCTCAAGCATCTTGTCTTTCAAGTGACCAACAAGGATCACATGATCGGCAAGTGTGTTTAATCTATCTATCCATTTCTTGTATGCCATTCTAAGATACAGGTAACCTGCACCGTTAGGCAATGAAAGGATAGACATACCTGGGTTCTTTTGTTCAAAGTTTTTACCCATTGGAGTCTTCAGGTATATTTGTTTACCTTCTTCTTCACACCATTCTTCTAACTTAGAGATAGTATCGATAGCTACATACTTGTAAGGTTTACCCTCTTGGTATATCTCTTTCCCTATCTCTCCTAGTTCTTTTAGACTATTTACTTGTACTTTTAATGCATCTAACATGTCAGAGCCCTGTTCTAAGTCTATAATAAGACAGTCGTCTAGCTGAGCTAGCACTGTAGTCTTACCTATCTTAGGAGCACCGTAAATAATCATGTTCTTTGGTGATTTTCTACTCGCTTTTACTTTTTTCTTAGGTAGTTTACTCATGCCTTATTCTTTTTTTTAGCACGTTTAGACTTACTGAGATGTGGTGCTTCAACTTTAGTAGCCTTTGCACGACTTTTATACTTTTTCCTCTTTTTTGGCTTTCGCAGAGAATCTTCGATAATAGCCCTTTGTTCTTTTTCATAAGCTTCTGGATCAAATGGTGATTTTAACGTGTGGTAAAGTATAAAGCCAAATACAGCTCCTACTACTATAACTGGAATCCATTCCATAATATATAATTTAAATAAAGTAATTGGGGGAAGACCGCATAGACGACCAAGTTTATAACCCCCTCCCCCTCAATTACAGCAAAAGTATGCAGCACTCACGCAGCTTGCTCTCGTAATTATACCCGTTAGGGTACATATACCCTTGATGTGTACTATTTTATACCTGTTCGGGTACACTTTCGTATAATAGCTAACAACATAACCTGGGGTCTTATTGGTATTGTTGAGACATTACCACTAGTTATGTGTTAGCAATATGTAGGCTGACAGGTTTTATTCTGAAGTCTTACAAAGAGTAACTGTCATTATTAGGGTTTAACTCTTAATCACCCATGCCTTCTGCTCATTTTGCCATTACTACCTGTATTCTTAGGGTATGGCACACTATTTATTGTAGATGATTTAGCATATGTTTTAGGGTATGTAAACCCAAATTGTAATGTAAATATATCATCAGTCACAAATTTAGATTTCTTTGCTTCTTCTTCTTTTCTTAATTTTTCATTTCTTCTCTCTCTGTTGTATTCAGGGAGTCTTCCTTTAGAGACAAACTCTGGCTTGCCTTCTAGGGGTTCGTAATCGTGGTATCCTTTTTTCAAAATATGTATCTTATTTTATTCCATGGTATAATGCTATCATGAAGGTTAGTAAATTGGTTAATTAATTTTCGTTTAAGATGTCTTTCGTATCTAATGTTTCTCCCTCCATACTGTGAGATCTTATCCTCTTGTATATCTGGTGTCCACAGTTGTGCTTCTGCATTTGGTTTATCTATAAGATTAGCTCTATGCTTGTTCTCGTTGTGAGTTAGAAATATAACTTCTGCAAGAACTTGCTTTTTGTAATCTACATAGTCGTCTAACATTTGAAACAACTGCTTGTAATCCTCTAGCCATGTCTCCGTCACAATGACTGGACTGAAGTTAACATGGACGTCATACCCTGCATCTATAAATGCGTCGATAGCTTTAATCCTATCAATGATTTTAGATGTAGCGGGTTCATGTAACGTAGACATGTGCTGAGGCATCAAACTGAAACGTATGCGTATCTTACCTTCAGGGTTATACTCAATCAACTTAGGATTTACGTACTTGGTAGCGAACGAGCCCATGGCTATAGGGTGAGTTCTAAAAAACTCAAAGATGTTCTCCCAGTCGTGATGTCTAAGGTGCAATGCAAAGTCCTCGTTACAACTAATGTCGTAAGTAGTGTGTTGCGCATGTGTTTGATTAGGTTTGTTAACGTGTGTAAAGAATGCGTGGTTATTTACTGCTGTGAGTATATCTCCTGTATTCTGTGCTATCGTTAATCCTTTAGGTTTGTTACGTTTCATGTAACAGTAACTGCAATCGTACAAACAGCCATGACCAAAAGAAGGTGTAATAAAGTCTGTAGATCTACCGCTTGTTTTAATGTCAAGGGCTTTTCTATTTACTTTTGTTATTAACATATTTTCTTTCGTTTATAGTGAATGTACTAAGTTCAGCTTCGTATGGTATCATACCTAACATGCCGTCCCTGTTTTTCTCGATATGCACTGCCAGCAAGCCTTCTGGCTCTTCATCGCAATACAAATCTGTAATACCGTAGAGGTCAAATGGCCTCTGTAGCATCATAACAACATGAGCATCCTGACCTATACTGTCACCACCAAACAAATCTGTTAGCATTGGTTGGTACTGATTACGGGCACGATGTTCTTGTTCTATATTCCTATTTAATTGTGATAACAGTATATTAATAACACCAAATTTAGCTTGCATATACATACACCCTTTTGATATTTGGTTTAGTTTTTGCAATTCTGTATCGGCGTTAGCTAATATTAACCTAGAGTGATCGTAAACATTTATGACCAAAGTGTCCGGGTAGCTCTCTGCTATCTCAGCATTAGTCCTTTTAATAAATGTTATGTCTTTAGGTACGTTATTAAAATAAATAGGATATTCAGTATAAGCAGCAACTTTCTCTGCATATAGATCATACTCGTCTTGTCTTAACTTGTTTTGTACTGACAGTAAATCCATCACTTCTTTCTTGACATCCTTAGCACCAGCACGTAATATTTGCTGATGGCCAGGCATCTCGAAAGACCAGTACAATACCATTAAGTTTTTCTTTGAGTTAGTATCTAAGAGATCGAAGATCATCTGATTACTGAATGCGCTTTTACCTACACCTGGACGACCTGCTATGACATACATTTTGCCAGGTTGCAGACCACCTAGTAGGTTTCTGTTTAATCTT